TTAAAGCTTTTTACAGTTTCATAGAGTTTTTTATATCTATTAAAAGCTGATTCTGTGTAGCTTATAGCATTTTTAGCAAGTTGAGTGTAATTATCAACTGACGGAATAATGCTTGATATTACACCAAGTTTTTGAGTTAAGGTAAACCCACTATTTGAAGGGAATCTATTGTTTAATTTACTAGCCAAAGTGTCAATAAATGATGTAGGCGGTGTAAACACGACTTCCCCGACCATTCCTGATAAAGTAATCAGTATAGGTGCTACATTAATCGTATCTTGAACTGCCGTGTTATTTTCAAGCCAGTAATCAGTTATTTGTGATTGCAACTGTATTCTGTGGCTTTTTATAACATCAAAATAATATATTACTTGTCGTTCTGTAATATCATCAAATCTTTCTTGTAAAGAATATAGAGAGGTTTGATTAATATTTTCATCTATATAATTTGAGGTTTGGGTTTTAAAATCGTATCTCTCAGCAAAGCGATTTATTCCTTGCCCCATTGTATAATTTTCGCCAAAATTTAAAGACATTCTAATTTCCTGCCTGTGCTGCTGCTGTAATTTGTGCGTGCTTTAAATTATTATCTACTTCGTTTGCCGCTTCGGATGTCATAATATTATTTGTTTGATAGGTTATATACTTATAAACTGATTGCATATCAGCCAAAGACTTTAATCCCCCTAACATTGGGAATGGCATAAATGTTAAATTATTATTCCTTAAATCTTCAAACAAAGTTTTTACAGGATGTTTTTGTTCTTCCTGATGCTTTATTTTTCTATCTTCAATAAATTCATCTATACGATTTTTAAGTTCTTGTGCGTGAGAAATAATAAACAATAAATCCCTTATCCATTTTGGAGTACGCTCATCTTCTACGATATTATCAATAGCTCCTAATAAAAGCCCTAAAACACTATCTCCACCTTGTAAATAGGTCATTATATCATCTACTATTAAATATATTGTTGTTAATATTGCTACAAATGCCGCTATTGCAGGATTAGCCATAAATGCCAAAATCATTGCTATTATTCCCGCTATTGCTATATTTAATTTTATTGCTGCTTTATCAACATCATCCAAGCTGTTATATAAATCCTTAATCCATTTAACAGCTTTTGAAACGCCCTCTACTACTCTTGAAAAAGATTTAGCTAGCTTTACAACAAATGGAAGTAAAGCCAATATTGCTCTATCTTTAAAATACTGTATTTGTTTTGCCGCAATGCTTAACTGTTCTTGATATTTTTGCATTGCTTTTCTTTGGTCTTCTGTCAGTTGATATTGTTTTAATTGAGCATTAAGGGCTTCAAACTCCTCACGAGTCATTCTTAACATACCAAGCATTTTGGGGTCTAATCCCATTTGCCTTAATAAGAATGATGCCTGATTATTATTTAGATTTCTTATTCTCTCTCTTAATTCTTCTAAAACCTGAAAAGCATTTTTACCCATTGGGTTTATGCCGGCATACATAAAGCCTTCTGCGCCTTGTCCTGTCAGTTGCAATTCATATAATCTTTGTTCGAGGTTTGCTATCCCCTGTGCTGCCCCTTCCATACCCAAAGACTTATCTAAAACGCTTGCAACGGCAGCATATCCTTGTAAATTTTCCATAGCCAAATCGGTTTGTCTTGAAAAATCTATCCAAGCCTGATTACTTCGTAAAAGAGTATCAGTCATTCGGTTAAGTACATACACTGCACCCATTATAGCAAGAGCGGCCATTCTGAATTTTTTAATTGTTGCTAATAGGCTTTCACCTGTTTTATTTGACAGCTTTAAAGTGGCACCGAATTTTTTTGCAAGTTCATCAACCGCATTTTTAAATTCCTGTGCGCCTTTTGTATCACCTTTAAAACCTAATTGTATAAATAATTCGCCTATTGCTGACATATCTACCTTTGTTTTGGTCTGTTTAGTTCGTTTATTGCCATATCGTAATTTCTTGTAAACATTTCGTACTCAAAAGCCTTTAAAACTCTATCTCCTTGAGCTTCGTAAATAGTATCTGGGTTTCCCCCGTACCATTGAGCCTTTGCAAGAATATTTACAATAATTTCTTCTTCCGTAGCATTTATTGTTGTTTTTGGTCTGATGAGGGTTGAACTTCCACCTTCGCTATAGTTGCCTTGAATGCTGTAACAAGGCTCTTCCAAAAAGGGCGGAGATTTAACTCCACGCATTTTGCGACAATCTCATAATAATCTTCTATTGCTTCTGGGCAATCCTCAAAAAATTGGGGAGTAATAGTATGAAATTCATCATAAACACACCGACTCAAACACTTAAATAAAGCGTTATTAAAAGTCTCAGAAGTATCTGCGGTAATTAATACCCCAATTATGCTATCCAATGCCGTTCCTGTATCAATTTCTTTTAAATTAATTGATGCGTTTTGTAGGCATTTAAAAGCCTCTGATTTCAATGCGCACATATCTTTAAATGGTGCTACATTAATTGTTACTTTTTTTTGTCCGTTTGTTGTGATAAATTCCATATTAACTACTCCCCTTATTTTTTACTATGTTAACGCTCTTTGACAATCTGCAAAGATTAATGTATAAATTGTTATGCCCTGTTCGGTTTCTCCCTGATTGTTTTCTTGAACATCAGGAAATCTCTGAAATGCTCCGCCCAACAATGTGTAATTGTCAAATGTTACATTTCCTTGACCATCGCCGATTCTTTTTGTAAATGCCCCTCTAAACAATGAGAATGTAATAATATCTCTGTCCTGTTCTACTGACAGACCGTTAAGCCATTTGTCAGTCGGAGAGCCTCTCATTACTCTCAATGTTGCGGTTGCATTTGTGCCTGTTCTATTATCAGCAAAAACTGTATTTTTGTTTTTACCTGTCGAAATGCCTACTCTGTCATTAGCGTAAGCAATTTCTATAACTGAACCGTCAGCCAAATCGTTTACAATAGGTCTTTCGTTAAGAAGAAAACTATCAGAGCCTGTAATTGAATATATTGCCATTTTCTATCTCCTTATCGTTGAATATTTATAATAACGTTAGAGAAGTGGAATGCTCCTGATAATTTAACAGCTATCTGTACGAGAGGTGCAATTCTCTTTTCTCTTTCTTCTTGTGCTTGTAATGCTACGGGAATTGAATATATATAATATCCTTTTTCCTGTATGTTTCTTTGGAATGCATCAGGATCACCGAACGGTATTGAGTTATTCCAAGTACCAGGAGCAATAACTCCGTTGTTTACAAATCTTTCACAAACTAAACCGTATGCACTCTTTAAGCCTGTCATACCTTTTTCAGTTTGAGGAATTTTTGTATTTGTTTCTCTTAAATAATTAAATCCGCCGACTTCAATATCTTTCTTAAATCTCAAAGTTGCGACTATATCGTCTGTATATCCATTGTTATCGTTTGAATATACAACACTTAATCCGCCTGTATTTCCGTAGATATCAACACCGTTTTCGTCTGCATCTAATACATAAGTATCACTTAATCCACTATCAGGTAATACACCAGTTAATGTTTTTAAGTTTAATGTATTTGCGGTGTCAGTGCCGTTAAAGTTTACAGACTGTGCTATTGTTGCATAAGTAGCAACTGCGATTTTTGCTTCTTCATTCCCCATTGAATAAGCAAGAAGTCTTGTTTTGCCGTTGCCTGCTGCTTTTACGTTAGTTCCTGTAATTTTTATATTTTTAAGTGATTCTATTTCATTATAGAAAACACAATCCATCGCCTGAATTGCACTTGAATTAGCTAATAGTGTTGCGTTATCCTGATATTGTGTAGTTATAACCCCACCAAAATATGCTTGTTGTAAAGCATCAGAAACCGCTGATGATAAAGTTTGTCCGCTTGCATTTGTTCCTGCAGTTGGATCTGCATTTGATTTATCAAAATATGTTGAACCTGAAAGATCTGTTCCAGTTCCCGTTGCTGTATTTATAACAACACTTCCACCTGGAGTTTTTGAAGAAAATACAAGTTTTGAACTATCGCTACTGTCAACTGTAACAAACACATCTTTGCGTTCTGCTGCCAAAATTTCTGCTATATCGGAAACAGTTGTTATATTTTTAAAGTTTAATCCTGTAAATATTATAGGGTTTGCTTCATCGCCATCAACAGTCAAACTTAATGTACCATCTGTTACATCATCCAAATTAGCTAAATTTGATGTTAAAGATTTTGTTGTTACTTTTCCAAAAGTTGCACTTTCACCGCTAAACTTAAAGACATAAAGCGTTCCGTTGCCTGTTCTAAAATTCGGAACAGGAGTATATAGAGCCAATGCCATTTTATAGGTCAAACTGTCTGAACCATAAGCGGCTTTAATTGTATCAGGGCTTAATGCTCTGATATAATTTCCTGTAAAATTTGCCGGTTCGTTAGAAAAAATTGCTATACTGTTTGTGTTATATCCTGCCAAGCCAGTTGGAGTTTGGGTAAGAGAAACATTTACCGTATAATTAACCGGCACTTGATAAGTGTAAGTCATTTATATTGTCTCCTTCTATTTCTTTATTTGTCAAAAAACCACCATAATTGGTGTTGAAGTTAGAAACATTCGAGAATCCGCCTTGTTTTTCACTGGTTGCGCCTGATACATCAATTAAAGAAAAACGATTATCGTTCTTCCAATTATTCTCGGAACGTTCTGTATATATTTCATAAGGAAATGTGTCATAATAATTTATAACTTTAGATTTAGTATAATGTACCAAGACATTAAAGGTTATTGTGTAACGGTTAATATCACTTCCCCCGTCTAAACCTGAAAGATTACGGGAATTTGTAATTGTACCGATTTTAAAGTTATAAATATCCTGTTGTTGTTCGGCATATATTGACTTTAACGCCGTTATAACTTCCCAAAACCTCTGACGTGCATCGTTGTTTCTTGAATAAACATCAATTTGCATCTGTCTTTGTTGGTTCAAATACTGATACTCTATAAAATTACCCTCTGAATCGGTTTTAGTTTCATTTCTGTTTGAATAATCCTTGCAACCGATTGTTTTAACAGTAATTTGAAGTTTTTCCGTATTGAATAACTTGATGTTTTGGTTGGCTATAACTACGCAAGGAACAATATCGCCTCTTGATGTAGTGCCGTAGTTTTCAGGAAGGTCTAACTCGTGAGTAATGATATTAACTAATATTTTTTCAATTTCTTTATTCATAAATCAGACTTTCTTCATAATCTCTGACAAGCATATATTCAACAAATGAGTTTAAGCTATAATCCTTAACTTGCATTATTTTGTACCTTTTGTTTAGAAAAATAACCTTGTCGCCTGTTTCGAGATTTAAACTGCCCGCCTCTGCGTGTATCCAAATCCACTCCCAACTCCTTATCCCCATATCAGGAATTGATTGTAATTCTTCCGCTCGTAAAGGCTGCCACACTCCCTTAAATGTGTATGTAATATATGTTTCGCTTTTGTCGCCTTCAACAATGCCCTGAATAACTTTCTGAATGGTTAAAGGTACTTGCCAACCATTCAAGGTTGTATTCATCTGTGGCATTCCGCTTAATTGCGACAAATCTTTATTGTTACTAAAATTAAATGTCATTTTCTTTAAAGTTTTTGCAATCTTTTTCTAATAAACTTGCACTTTTAACAAAGAACTTTTTAATTTTTCTATCTTCCATTAAAGTTCCAGTATTATCTTTATGGCCGCATTCACCATTTATATAATATTTACAGTTTTTACAACCTGTTTCTTTTTCTTTTGCTTTTTTTGCCATTATTTTATTACTCCGTGTGTTATTGCACCTTGCAAACTGCCTATTTCTTTTGCTTCATCGCCGTCAACAGTTGCGCTTATTGAAGCTCTTAATTGCCCTGTATCAAGTAATGGGTTCGGCTCTAGGTTAGATTTTCTGTTTGCTATTGTAGCTGCAGTAGGTTTCGCCCAATTACCAAATCCGCCTGTTTCAAAGGCGTTAGCCACTCTTTCCCTTGCGGCTATTGCGATTTGCTCTGCTATTTTTTTACCTAAAAAATCTTTTTCTGATGAAATTTTAAATAAGTCTTCGTAATTTTTTCCCCATTCGTTTTTTAAACCTCTTCTAGCAGAATTTATAATAAATCTCTTTCCCTCTGATGATAACAACGGCATTCTTAAAAATGAACGTGTCGGAATGTATATTGTATGGGCTTTTGTTACTTGCCCTTTTGCTATCAGCTTTCTTCCCAGTTCGCTATCTTTTTTTACAAACTTGCAAAGCCCTGTTTCTTTATCGAAGTAATAAGGCTGACCGCCTGGATGATTTATTGTTGCACCAAACTCGTGAACTGCCCCAAGTTGAGCATTTGTTAATTCTGATCCATCGTGAATCTCAAGGGCTTTGTCGCCTACAATACCCACTCTTATATCGTGTGTACTGTTCAAATCTTCCATTAATTTTGTCAGATTTTTTAAATTGACTT